CCCATCTCTTGAGAAAAGCTCATTTTTTCTGCTGGTTGAGGAGCCTTAGATCCGCTGTTTTTATATGCATCAATCCCCTTGTTAATCAACTCCATGCCAGTTTCAGCAAGATCATAAGCCCCTCCAGCAACCGCGCCAGCAAGAGCCCCCGCGCCCATTCCCGGCCCAGTAGGAGAAGTCAGCGCAGCACCAGCAGCAGCCCCTCCAACAACTCTTGAAGCAAATCTATTAAGCCTATCTGTAGTTGATCCGCTTTCTGGTTTTGCATAACCAGCCATTTCCGGAATCTTTTCCAAACCATATTTGGTAGCACCTTCAGCCAAAGCACCAACTGCGCCTCCTCTGCTTCCAGTAGCAGCAGCACTCATGACCTTGGATGCCATAGCATTTAACTGGGCCTGAGAAGAGCCTTCCTGAAATGGTTTATATCCAAATGCGGCTGGAGCATAATTCAAACCGCGCTCTGCGGCTCCAGCGATAGCAGAAGAAACTCCTCCCTTTTTTCCTCCGGAAGTAATTCCGCTTGCAATATTGCCTCCATATTCAGAAAGAGACGAACCAAATCCAGCAGACTCTCCAGCACGTTCTGCCGTAGATTTTGTTAATGCCCCAAATGCCTTGTCCCTTGCTCCCATTGTTTGCTGTTATACATTAAACAGTAAATCTGCGGAAGCATTATTTCCAACCCAAGGCAAGAACTGTTTAAGATCTTTAACTGGCCACTCGGTATTGTGTTGTAGCCTTTCCCAATTCTCACAGGCGTTTTCGTATCCACCTTTGTATATACGTTGTTTCTGGGCCACCTGTTGCGGGGTTACCCATGCCATGTGGAGGATTGGCCCAAGCATAGCTGTGGCTTCGTCTCGTTCGCAAATCTTTCCCTTATTTCCGTTGAAAATCGGCGGTTCGTGGCGTTCCATCCAAAGCCCGACACTATACCTCCAAGCCCTCACCCATTCATTGGATCTATTACCATAACCATCTGTAGATGTGGACTTTATGTTCGGGCCAAGCATATATTCCATCTTGATCTTCAGGGTATTAATCTCTGGATTACCCTCAAAAATCGGAATAAGATCGGCCATTTGTTGCGCTGTCCACAATTCATCGCTATCCATTTGAAGCAAGACCCCGTCTTTCTTAAATGCAGTCAATGCCGCATTGATCATCTCGGTCTTCCCTCCCCACTCTGGTTTGGAATTGACTGTAATTCTGGGATGGGATGCTAGGGCCTGAAGGAACTGATGTGTTCCATCGTGAGACACTTTCCCGCTTTGGTTGGCCATCCAGCCAGTGTCTTTTACTGGCATCGCCGCACCTTCGACAATTGACCAATGCCAATCTGTATCTCTTAGACGGCAGAGTTCAGCAAACTGCGCCCCGATCCACGGAGAACCATCAAGAACAATGGTAAAGATGTTGAGCGTCACAACCAGTCCCAAAGATCTCCCTGACCGATCTTGTCAAGATACTCTCCAAAGGTCACCATCTTGTCTTCATTGTAGACATAATCAAACAGGTGGTCTTTGACCGCCCCATCTTCTAGCGCCAAGTCCCGACAAAGATTGTTAAAGTAGGTATCTTGAACCTTCGATAGCTCATTAATAAAGTCTTTAACTTTAAAAATGTTATCTTCTGGATGTTGCTTCATTTTTCTTTAAACCCGCCTTTTTTCGACTTCATCTTCTTGTAGACTTTGGGGTCGATGGTGGATTTGGATTTCGGGCGGCTAGTGCCAGCCTTTTTTCGTGCGTTGATATTGTCGTAGAGTCCGCGCTTTTTCATAAGTTTATTTCTTTTTAACTGATTTGCTACCTTGGCATCCCCACTTTTTGCGGGAAAGACTATTGGGAGAGTTGCGATCTTTTCGCCAATCTCCTTTGATTTTGTTGCTGCGGGCGCAATAGGCATCGGCACGGGAGCTTCCGATAGGCCCGATTTTGCTTCCGCTTTGTCCGTATTTCACAGTTTTCTTACGCCCTGTGTCTGGATTGGCTACTGTTTTGCTGAATTTCTTTTTCATAGTTTTAATTTATTTTAGTTTTTTTCCATAGTTGCAATAGGCTCTACAGCGGCAATAGTTTTGACAACGCACATCTTCCCCAAGTCGCTCTTCAACAATACCTCCGATACTGCTGGCGTGTGCTTGAGCCTTAGATCTGTCTTCGTAAGTCCCATTTGGAACCGCTCGTTTTGCTTTTTTCTCTTTGAGAACGGCATAGGTTGTGGGTCGGCTCCAGCGTTCTTTTTCGGTGCAGATCGGGATGTCATCGTCTTTTAATTCACGCGCAGCCCAGTGGGCCGCAATGCGCGATTTGATATAACCCAATGTCTCTTCGGGCTTCCAAATGTCAAGCGGGATTTCTCTTACAGCGCATTCCGGATATCCTTGTTTAATTTTAGAGTCACGCAATTTCCAGTCCTTCATTACAAGGATAACAGAAGCGCGCTTAACCGGAATGCCGTTGTGCTGGAGAAGAAGTGTATTGATGGAAGCCTGTGCGTTCCAATCTGAAAGATCGTCGCTCAATGCCTTCCATACAGAGCTAACCTTATAATCATAAAGGACTTCATCCTGCTTATCGTAGAGGTCTATCTGTCCTCCAAGCTTAACCCCATCAATGTCCATGTAGTAACGATGTTCGGCAATGTAGCGTTCTGGGTTTTGTTTTGCGATCTGCTCAAGAACCCAGTGGTTGGCCGTTCCCATCATTGTCCATACGCGATCCGAAGCATCTTCGCATATTTTATCGCTATGGCGTTTGGTTAACTCCCGAATCTTCGGGGGTTGAAAAAGGCTGGTTGTGGTTATATCAGCTTCTCCCGCCGAATAGGTATCCGCGCTTACCAAGTCTACAAAGGGCTGGGGCAACCCATATTTGTTCGTTACTGAAGGCATATAAATTGTCCCAGTGTGATTGTAAACTTAGCGGCGTTTCTTTTTGCTCATGCCAGCTTCGCTGAGTGCGATGGCAACGGCCTGTTTGCGATTGGTAACCTTTGAGCCAGAACCGCTTTTGAGTTTACCCTTGCCATACTCACGCATAACTTTGGACACTTTCTTTTCTCCTTTGGATTTCTTCATATATATGTTTCTTCAGTTGTTAGTTGTGTTTCTGGAGGAAGGATTTCCCCCAAAAGTTTAGCCACATATTTTATGTGCCAGCATTTGTAATTGCGATATTTTGTATGGCGAAAAATGTATCCTTCACAGCCGCAAGTCCAAGGAGTTTCTGTGGTATCTACAATGTATCCTTCTTCGGGGTTTCGGCGGCTTGGGACGTAGTATTGACCATTTCCGTAGGGCTCGGCACGGAACTTGGAATACTCACTCATTAGGCTCTGGACTATCCAGTTTGTCGGCCTTGCTTGAGCCAAATCCCAACTCTTCTGGAGTGAATGCGGAGATTGGCATCAGATCCACAAAGCCCTTGCGGTCAGACTGGATGAAGAGGGTGGTTGCTATACCCTGACGATGTTCGGGCGGTAGCCCCATCTCAATAGCAATGTCATTGGCCTTTTTGACGCACAAGCGCATCAGATTGGCCGCTTGGCAGAGATATTGTTTGACCGCCTTGTCATTGTGGATCGGGGCTGAAACTGTCTTGGGCGCGATTTTGGGCGCGTTCTGAGGTGATTGTGGAATGCTTTGTTGGCCGTATTGGCTTGTCACTGTCTTGAATGCGGCGGGTTTCGATTCAACAATCACTGTCGGTTGTGGAAGTTTTGAGGCTGGAATACCAGCAGACTGAAAGTCAATCTTGGCCGTCCTGTTCTTGCTATTGCCAGAAGCAATCAGAACTACTTGCTGCCCAACGTGTTGGATAAACCCAGCCCTAATTTCGTCTGAGTCAATAAAGTGGGCGTGTTTCACCCCATCAATTTCCAAGTCTACAATGGTGAAGGTGCGCCCATCCTTGGTATTAATGGTCTTTGGAGCGGTCAAAACCTTGACCAAGGTTGCCTGACGCTTGACTAATGCCCCATGACTAATGGTGGGATCTTTTTTGAATTGATTAGGATTTTGGAATGCCATAGATAGGTTAAGACAGCTGGTTAAGGATTTCGTTCAATCTTTCTTTTAAAAAAACTATCCCCCGCCGATCAAGACGAGGGATAGCTCTACATACACACGCAATGAAAACAGGAAGTGATTAGCTTCCGAATGCGGAATTTATCATTTTTGTATATTTATGCAAGGGGAAAATCGTCTTGCCTCCCATCTTTTTTTAGACTACCTTCTGGCAATCAATGGCTACCGAATATCCTCCTTTAGGAAAATCTTTTGTATCTGGATACGCAAACAGTGATCGGAACTACCCGATTATCTCTATTCGTAAAGATCCAAGGGTAGACAACTACAAAATTCCAGAAGATCTTTCGCCTCACCCTGACTCTACCCGCTATCCAAACCATGTTTTTACTGGTTCTAGGCCAACTAATAGTGACGAAAGGGTTCAGTGGGACTATGAAATCCTTCCGGGGCCTTGGGTTCCGTTCACGCGCTATGATGATAACTTAGGCCCAATTCAGGGTCGCCGCAGATCTGTAAAGAATGAAGGCCAAGCGGCAAGTCTTGGCCCAGACAAGCGCGTTACTTACGAAGCTAGAGAAGGGTCTGCTATAGTTTATACGGAGATTGAGGAGTCTTGGTCTGTCAAAACAGACAAAGATGGAAACTCCCTGTTTCCAATTCAGACCAGAGACTTTTATGATTCTTCAAGGGGGCCAGTTCAGGAAACCAGACAAATTGTAGTTCCGACAGGAGAAGAGGAAGGCTCTTTGGAAAATATTAATGGAGTTATAACTCAAACTAGTTATGAGCCATACAATGAGTTTCTTTTAATCAAGGTAGTTCAAACTTACTCTGTAGATGGCCCAAAACTTGTAGGCAAAGCTACAAACAACGAAGGACAACTTACTACTGTTACCACCCAAAGAAAGGGTGTGTTAAACTATGTTTCTCCAAATCCAACGGCCACCAAAGCTGTTGAGTCCTCTCCCGAAGACGTAGAGTCCTTAGTAGAACGGGTTATTGATACGCCTGAAGTTTTTCCTGCCAAATCATTTTCGGCAGACAAGCCAGATATTATTCCTGCTCAGTTCCGCGATCAAGTTCCGACAGTTTCACAAGAAATTACAGAAGAAGGAATCGCCGCGCCCATCACACTTGTTGGTGACGAAATTTCAAAAAGCGAACAACAGGTAACACAGTTTGTTAAAAGGACAAGAACGAGCACAAGGTCTGACGCACTTGCCACCAATTCCCTTGAAGGCAAAACAATCAACCAAGAACTTGGTGCTCCTGAAATTATAACAGATTCATTGGTAGACCCATCAACAACCACGGATTCCTCTGGACTATTTGTTGATGACAGAATTGATCCGCTTAATTCAACACTTAGTAGAAGGGTTAGACGCGAACTAGAAACCATTCCATCAAATTATATCTATTATGAAGTTACTCAGGATCAAGTAGTTGTAAGAAATGAAGTGTCTATTCACAGGCGGGATACTACCGATCCGTCTGATCCAACCTATCTTCCTGTTCCCGTTATAGCTAATGAAGTCCTTGATGTTGCGGATACACCGCTAGGTTTTCCGTGGGTTCGTCGCATGACTAAAAGGCTTCCCACTAATCAACTTGGAGAAATTATTTTACCTCCCGTAAGAACAGAATATGATACAATTACATATACATTTCCGGGCATTATTTTTACTTGGAAAGCTAAATTTACAGAGGATCAAGTAAGGGCTAACCTTTCGTTTTTTGAAAACCGCTACCCCATTTCGATGACTGTAGCTGCAAGAAATAAAATTAGCTACCACCTTAGCGCGACACCAGATCCAAATGATGATCCAGATCTAAATCTTTCTAACCCACAAGCTAGAGATGGATTTGATTTTTTCAGAGTTGTTACACGCCCTTGGGCTCGTATATTTTTTAATATTCCAGATAATACCATCCATCCTCCAGCCCCAATTACCATAGCAAAAGAGTCCGTGGAAAGAGGCGGAATTGCTTTTGATATTCAAGGTGGACAAGCCAGCGAACCATCATTTTATACTGTTGGAGATGAGCTTCTAATCGGAGGTGAGGTGAAAAGATGGTGGGGTAACGTTTATAGAAAATCCTTGTTGTTTGTAAGGGAACCTGTATAGTAAAGGAGAAACATTATGGTTGATATTGTATCAGTAAACGGATTCGCCTTCACGCCTAGCGCATTTATTGCGGCCTACGTTGAAGAGATTAAAACAGATATTTCTGTAACCGAAATTACCGCTAATTCTGGAACTTTGTCTACTGTTCCAAATTCTACTGGAACTATAGACACGAATCTTGCTACCGCATTAATTAATGCCAATTCGGCGGTTGCCACGGCTGGAAAAGCAACAATATCTATTCCAAGCATTCCTCCGTCAACAGATCAAATTCAAATTGTAAACCAACCAGTAACCCCGTATACCTCAACCATTATTTCAAACCCAACTGTTCTTGAGGGGGTTCAGGGAGTTGTTGGCGTTGTAAGTCCCGGCAGTGGGCCTACAACAACCTTTACTGGATCAGTTATTGATTTCTTGGGCCAATCTATTACTGACACTAGAACTGTTACAAAAACTATTACATCTTCAAGCAGTTGGGTTGTTGTTCTTGTTCTGTCTTACGGAACGTTCAAAACCCATATAGTTGACAGATCTTCTGGCTTGGCTGTAGTTTCGGATATTTATACACAGGTTCAAGCTTATCTACAGAGCTTATGATTACCATTTATGCTCCTCTAAAAAGGAGCTATTTTCAACAAGTTGATTTTGGAACGATTAACTATTCATTTCCATCAGCACTTTCGTCTGGTGTTATTGATGAAATAATCATAGCAAATGCCGCCGAGGCCGACACAAATCAAATTGATTTCATTAAAAGATATAATACTTGGTTTGCTTTCACTTCTATGGATACATTTCCATTGTTGCCATATAGTATTACTTATATTTATTACGACAGGGTTAACAAAATAGCTTATACAGCAGAAGACACTCTTAAAATTTTACGCAAATCGTGAAATCAAATACTCCAAATACGGAGTTTGAAAAAAAGATTTTTGCCAAACTTCCAAATTTTTCTATTGTTGGAAATACTGTAAGCCAAAATTATCAATTAGATCAGATAGTTACCAATACGCAAAAAGCCGTAGAACAGCAGGGCCAATCTGAGAAATCAATAACAACAACACCCTCCCTAATTAAGGGCGATAAAGGTGACAAGGGAGATAAGGGAGACAAGGGCGAAAAAGGTTTAGATGGCAAAACAGGCGAAGATGCAAAATTGCCCAAACCACCAATTCAAGGAACTTGGATTTTGGGTGCTGTAAATGGAAAATTAAAATGGCTTGAAACAGAATCTTGTGCATAAAAGTATTAAGTATGCCAATTTCAAAAAACGAAATATTTTTTAAAGACATAGAGATTGGAAAACTTTCTAATAAGTTAAAAATTTTTACTGGAGATCTTGGCCCAGCCGTTCGTCTCAGAGGAGAGAGAGTTTCTTGCCGTTGTTATATAGATTGCCCAACAGCAATCACCGGAAACCAATGTGGCGTTTTAACGCAAACTTGCGGAGTTGGCAGAATTAGCAGCGGAGAAGACGTAGTGACAAGACAGGTTTCGCTAAGAGGCATCTTATGCAGGGATACAACCATGGTTTTGGATTATAATTTTGCTGCTTCACCAGATGAAGTTGTTTTTTTTGCAATATTTTCAGATGGATCGTCATCAAATTTAGGTTCAACTGGGTGCGTTTCTGGATCGGGATTTTTTGTATTTGTAATTCCTGCGGCAGCAATTGCAATTAAAGTTGTTTCAACCTTTGCTTGCCATGGACAAAACGTTAATAGCAGCATAGATGGGTTTACTATTTCTTGTGCATAAATTATAAAATATGGAAAACGAAGAAAAAAATATATCATTCCCTAAATCTATATTTGAAAAAATGTCAGAATCGTTGGGACAGGATTATATTGAAGATATGAATAAAGTTTCTCTTGAAATTGATTCAAGAATGAAAATTTCCAAAAATGATTTTATAAAAATAAAGAAAAAATACGGAACAGTTTTAGGCAGTGTTGTTGATAACACTATTTTAAATAGTGAGCAAGAAATGCCACTAACACAAAAAATAACCTCATTTATTGGAGAAATGGCAAAAAGCGCAAAAAGCGGATTTAAGATGGCTTCAGAAGAAGAAATCTTAAAAAGAAAAAGCATTTGCCAGTCTTGCCCTCATTGGAATCAAGCCGCATTTATGGGTAGTGGAAAATGTAAAATATGCGGATGTTCTGGAGCCAAACTCTGGCTTGCGACATCGTCTTGTCCTATTAAAAAATGGACATCAACTACTGATTAGCTAATTTTGGCCTGACAAAGTTAATCTCTCTGGTTAATCCGCCGCACCAAACGCGCTTTTTAATCCTATCCATCTTTCCTTCATTGGCCATTTGATTGACCCTAGAAGAAGATAGACCGCAAGATTTAGAAGCCTGAACTATAGTCTTCCATCCTTCAACATTCATGGACTCAATCGTGGTTTTTTCATTTTCGGCGTTGAAGGACGCCCAAATGCTCTCCCAAGAAGGGACTACAATTTTATCATGGGAGCCTTTTGCTCTTCTAGTTTTGCTATGATGGGTTGCCATGTGTATGTGCCTTTATTTACTTGAAATGTGACAAATCCAAAGTCTACCAGACCAGTGCAACGTCTGGCCCCGTAGCGACTACCAAACCCCTGTAGGGCAGGAGTGGTCATGCCTAGCCAGTCTGGGCCTCCAGCAAAGTTGTGGTAGTGGACATGGGATCGGATGAAGATATCAGCCTTTGGCTGTAACTCCCTTTCGGCCCACATGATGTTCCAGAGGCGATCTCTGGCAACGCCAGTATGCCGACCATGGGGAAGGCCGCTAGAGCCAGCAGGATGGTGTTTAAGGTCAAATACAACCCCTTCTACCTCTACCCATTCATGCTCTCCAATGGCTGCTCCTACGCGATCTGCGACGATGTCTTCCCAATCTTCGGCGTCACCTGTGTGGTAAGGTGTTCCTCTGGTGATAACAATTTCGCACTTCTTGTTCTTCGGGATTTCACGGATGATCTTAACAGCCATATCGCACTGCTCTTCCATGTCGGTAGTAATCTGTTCTGTTCCGCCAGACTTCTTTCCAGTCCCGTCCAAAAGATCTCCGTTAAGGAAGATGATATCGTATGGGCCGTGCTTCCTGATATGGTGGTTATACCAGTTGTAGTAGGCTTTGTTTGCATTGATCCAACGAGCCCGTTCTTCGGCGGGTTCTTCTGGAAGGTAGCCCTTCGGAGTCAGTCCAGCCTTGTGGCCGCAATGGAAATCCGAAAGGATTGCGATGTTTTTGCTCATAGAGATGTTGCTTGGTTGCAAAGATCCAGACATCTGGCATATCCACAGATATCGGCAACTGAATCCCGATGGCGTGGAGAGTTGGTCAGTCTGGAAAGCTTAACTGCAATCATGCACATGGCGATCTGTTGCGGGGTCACCTTGGTTCCAAGGATAACTCCCCACATTTTAGCCTGTTTAGAAAAGTCTTCAATCGGGCTTCCGTAATCGGTCTGCCTATCAAATGAGGTAAGTCGTTTGGCGATATCACAAACGTCTTCCCTGTCTAGCCTAACCAGAGAGGGGTAGAGTCTGATCTTTTTGCCGATCCATTGGGCTACGGCAATCTCAGCCAGTGCTCCTTTGGATTTTTCCCAGTTTGGAAGAAGCACAAGTTCATCACATTCAAAGACCGCATCAATGTCTCTTCTGGCGGCTGCTGTGATAAATTTTCCATCCATCTGGGAGTTGTGGGGATCTAGCCCAAGCTCTTGATCCATCCGCGCTGGATTGATCACATTGTATCCTTTTTTAACTAGGCTTTCTTCTGCCTCAAAGAATGCTGGATGGTTAAGGTTTTTAACAGAGCGCATAGGCCCGCATATATAGATTGTGGTCATTGGTGTGTGTGTGTGTGTGTATGGTTGGTTGTTAAGAGTCTTTGATGACCTTCTTTAAATCGCCATCATCCAAATCGTCATCATCTTCTCCTTGCCCATAAAGGATGTCATGGATATTGGAGACAAGTCCCTC